TATTTGACATACAAACCCGGTATCGATATACTTACAGAGAGTCAACAATATCGTTTATGTCTTGATCTTTTAGATGAGGGATATAAAGTTTATTGTATGGACGATGCGATCATACATCTATGCGATGATCGAATTATTTTTGAAGACCCCAAAGAGGAAGTCTATTGGATCAACTTGTAACTGACACAAATAAATCTGCCTATAAGTTAAAAAACTTTGGGCCTGTATATTGTATTAATCTTGATGGACAACCAGAAAGATGGGAATACATGGAGAATCAGTTTAAGTATTGGGAGGTTGATAATTACACTCGTATCTCTGCTTATGATGGTCGTGATGATGATCTAAGTGATATTATCAAGGGAAAGTATCCAGAGAACATGTCATCAGGTGAGGTAGGATGTACAACATCTCATCTTAAGGCTATGAAGTATTACCTTGAGACAAGTGATAGTCCATATGCAATTATGATGGAAGATGATTGTAGTTTGGATCTTGTTCGTTTTTGGAATTTTAAATGGAATGAATTATACGCACACTTCCCATACGACTATGATGTTGTTCAACTTGCTATCATATGCACTGGTGATATACATGTCAGATTACATAAGAGATTCGTTAATGACTTCTCTACAGCATGTTATGTAATTAGTCGTTACCACGCAGAGAAGTTAGTTCGTTTACATTGTCGTGGTGATAAGTATAAACTTGATCAGGGTGTGAAGCCACGTCCTGTTGCAGATGATTTAATTTATAATTCTGGTAATTCTTTTGCAATACCTCTTCTTGTTTATAAGTTTGAATTAGGATCAAGTATTCATCCAGTTCATGTCGATGCATATCATAAACAGAACTATGAGGCACAAGTTAATTACTGGACACAGAATGGTGCGAACATTGATATTAAAGATTACATGAATTATGATCCTTATCTTGGCCGCATTACAGAAAGTTCTGCACAGCAACAGTGACAACCACATAACTGGTTGTCACATGTTGACACGTTTTTGAGGTTCTGATATACTAAATAAATGCAACTGTCACATGTGACAGTTTGAAGTCAAAGGACTCGAAAGATCGTAACCCTGTGGCGAATGTCAAACTATCCTTTGTCGGGGATAGTATCATCCGCAGGGAAAACTCTGCGAGAAAAGTAAAATACAAATGTCTAAGTCTACAATCGCAGCATTAGCTGCATCTCCATTCCTTTTCGCCGGTGCTGCATTTGCAGGCCCATATGTCAATTTGGAAGCAACTGGTTCTTATCCTGATGGTGCATACTCATCTGGTGGTCTAGAAGCAGTAGTTGGTTATGAAGGAGAAACTCCAAGTGGTATTGGTTGGTATGTATCAGGTGGCCCAACAGTAACTCATACAGAAACTGCTGATGAGTTCGGTGATGTTGAGTTTATTGGATACCTTGGTGGTTCATATGATAAGTTCTACGGAGAAATCTCTGGTGTAACTAACGTTGATGACGTTGATTGGTCTGCAAAGGCTGGTGTTAAGTTCACATTCTAAATAACGTTGAGACCTTTCGTGCGGTCTCTGCAAAACGGAACACCCAACGACCCCTACATAGTGGGGGTCTTTTTTATGTAATGAATTTACTCAAGCATCCATTGTTTCAGATCAATATAATATTAGTTTGTTCTCTTGTGTTCATAGAGTTGTTACACGTTAATTATCACAGAACAGCACCACCTTGCCCTGTGCAGCAAATAGAAATGGAAGATGATTGGTAA